AGCATCTGACGCAGACTGGTTGTTCTTTTGGAACGACGACGCAATGATGGACACAGCAGGGTGGGACAAGCAAATTACTTCACACACTGGTGAGTTTAAGTGTCTAGCAGTGCATACACACCGAGACCATCCGTATTCTATTTTTCCAATTGTTCCAAGAGAATGGTTAGACACACTAGGCTATCTTTGCCCGCATCAAATTTCAGATGCTTGGTTAAGTCAACAAGCATACATGCTAGACATCTTTGAAAAGATCCCTGTCTGGGTCACACACGATCGTTTTGATTTAACTGGAAACAACAAAGACGATACATTTGTTGAACGTGTGATGTTCGAAGGCAACCCAAAGAACCCAAACGATTTCCATCATACTAACTGGCATTTGCGCAGAATGGTCGACACAGATAGATTGTGCGAATACATGAAGTCAAGAAATCTTGATACTTCATGGTGGGAAAATGTCAAGACTGGGGATCAAGATCCTTGGGTTAAATTGCAAGAAAACGATCCAAACAAACAGTGCATGCAATTTCAACAATCTTATCAGGTAGTTAAGTAATGATAGACACACTCGAGCTCGAAGAGCGTATTAAAAAATATTGGAATGCACAACCGTGCAACAGCAAGCACAGTACTGCTGAGCCAGGAACATTAGAATTCTATCAGCAAGTAAGTGCTAGAAGATATCAAGTAGAACCTCACATTGCTGAATTTGCAGGATTTCATCTATGGCAAGGCAAACGTGTGCTGGAAATTGGACCAGGCATTGGATCAGATGCAGCAGAGTTTGCTCGCAATGGTGCTGAGTTTTATGGCATTGACTATTCCGAAGAGAGTGTTAAGTTAGCCCGCAAACGTTTCGAAGTCGAAGGGCTCGAAGGTACGTTTATTGCAGGCGATGCCAGCAAAATCGAAACTTACAAAGATCTCCCAAAATTTGATTTAGTATACAGCTATGGTGTGATTCATCACTTCCCTGCTATTGATAAAATTATCGATAATGTACATGAAGTGTTGGAACCCGGCGGTGAATTTCGATTCATGGTGTATGCCAAGAACTCTTGGAAACAAGCAATGATTTACAAAGGGCTTGATCAATACGAAGCTCAAGCTGGATGCCCGTATGCCAAGAGCTTTACTAAAGAAGAAATTCCAGAGCTGTTAGGTGCAGGCTGGAATGTCGAAAGGTTGCGTCAAGACCATTGTTTCATGTATAATATTGATGCATACAAACAAGGACGCTACGAACTAGAGCCTTGGTTTGCAGCTATGCCAGATGCCATGCGCGAAGCAGTGCGTGAATATCTTGGCTGGCATCTGTTGGTTAAAGCGAGAAAAGTTTGAAAAAAATAGTTTATGTAACAGGCTGTCTTGGATTCATTGGAGTCCATGTAACTAGAGAGTGTTTAGCACAAGGCTGGTACGTCATTGGCGTTGACAAATGTACGTATGCTAGCAATGTTAATTTTTTAGATGAGTTTAACAAGTACGATACTTTTAAATTTATCAAACAAGATATTAATGATCTAGATGGACTGTTGGACTGCGACTATGTTATCAATACTGCGGCAGAAACGCATGTGGACAATTCTATTATGAGTTCAGATGTGTTTTTACGCAGTAACATCAATGGTGTTCATAGACTACTAGAATTGATCAAACAACAGCCCAAGCACAAACAACCAGTGTTACTGCACTTTAGCACAGACGAAGTGTATGGCGACATCGAAGCCGGTGCTCATACTGAGAAAGACTTGCTCAAGCCTAGCAATCCGTATTCAGCAAGCAAGGCCGCAGCAGATATGCTAGTACTTGCATGGGCACGTACATACGGTGTAAAGTACGTGATTGTAAGACCTACTAACAATTACGGTATTGGTCAGTATGTTGAAAAACTTATTCCAAAGTCTATCAAGTATCTTACGCTAGGTAAAAAGATTGATTTACACGATCGAGGCGAGCCACGTAGAACATGGTTGCATGCTACTGATACTGCAAGTGCAGTAATTGCAATTGTATCTGCTGGAGTAACTAATGAAATTTATAACATCTCAGGAAATGCAGAAATGCCTAACCGAGAAGTTATTAAAAAGATATTGCAGCATTACCCCGGTGCAGGGTCAGAAGATCGATGGGAAGAGTTTATTACAGATAGTCAAAGAGCAGGTCAAGACGTGCGCTACGCAATTGACGATAATAAACTTAAATCACTCGGATGGCATCCTCAAGCTGACTTCGATCAAGAGCTGAAACAAGTAATCAACTACTACACAACAAACTTTGTATGGTAAAAAATTATCTAGTATGTGCTGTTCGTCCGATCCAAGATGGGTGGCACCTTGAAAAAAATCAAGACCTGCATTCTCAATATAGAGTGATGTATGATTTACGGTTAGCAAGTTTTCGTAAGTTTGTAGAAGAACCGTTTGACGACATTCTCTGGACCGAGCCTGTAAAGAACAACGACGAATATACAATTGCAAATTGGAATGCTATCAAAGAGTTGTGGCATCGTGAGCCTTGTAACATATTTTGGGCAGGCGCTGATACACTTATGACGCAGCCCACTAGTCTATTTTCAGATAGATTTAAAGAGTATCGTATGTTTAACTATACTGATCCAAAATCTCATAGAGAGTTTACACAGTATTTCAACGACGACATCCAGTACTATCCACATACTATGAACAAAGAGGTGTGGGATCTAGGCGATCAGTTATGGGAACAACGGGAAGGGCACCCTGATCAGTTTTGGGGTTTTGACCAAAACAGACATAATACTATGTTCTGGAGTCAAGATATACCAGAGCATGATCGGCTGCATCCTGAACTAGCATATCAAGCCATGCGACTTAGAACAGTTAGTGACGAAGTAATTGCTATGCACAATCAATGGAATAATCTACCAATACAAAATGCACATATCTTACACTTTCACGCAAGCCGTGGTAGCCAACAAGTTATAAATCTCATGAATCTTATCTCAACGAAAATAGGTGTTATCTAATGGAACAAATCCTTAAACTAGTGCGAGAGCACATTGAACAAAAACAAGCAGCAAAGACCTGGACAGCCGGCAAAGACTTTGTAAACTATGCAGGTGCATACTACGACAGTAACGAGTACGCAGCCGGCGTAGAGAGCTTGCTCAAAGGGTGGTTAGCAATGGGCGATTCCGGGCTACAGTTCGAACGCGAGTTTCCCAAGTACTTTGGCAAGACAAAAGGTATTGTTACCAACTCAGGTAGTTCAAGTAACTTGCTGATGATGTCGGCCCTGACTAGCAAGCGTGGATACAACTTGCCCAAAGGCACCAAAGTGTTGATGCCCATTGCTGGATTTCCCACAACACTTAACCCAACACTACAAGTAGGATTTACTCCTGTGTTTGTAGACATTGAACTTGATACATTGAACCTAGATTTGGATCAAGTCGAAGCAGCATTGGATGCTAATCCAGATGTCAAGGTTATTACATTTGCTCACGTGCTTGGCAACCCACCGGATATGGATCGTGTAATGAAACTGGTTCGCGATCGTGATCTTATTTTGTTAGAAGATTGTTGCGATGCACTAGGTTCAACTTATGCAGGTATTCCATTAGGCAGCTTTGGCTTGATGTCTAGTTGCAGCTTCTATCCAGCACACCATATGACCATGGGCGAAGGCGGGTACGTTGCCACTAACGATGCTAACACTGATGTTATTTTACGTTCATTCCGTGAATGGGGTCGCGGCTGTTATTGCGTTGGTCCAGATGCAAACAAATTAAAGTGCGGATCATGCGGCAAACGTTTTAGTAATTGGATTCCTACACTACCAGATGAAGTGTTTGATCACAAATACGTTTACGACGAGATTGGGTACAACCTAAAGCCGATTGAATTGCAATGTGCAATGGGACTAGAACAATTGAAAAAGTTGCCAGACATACATGCTCTGCGTCGTAGAAACTATGCATTATTGTTTGATATCTACAAGGACTACGAAGAGTTCTTCCACTTGCCAGTTGCAACTGCTAAGAGTGATCCTAGCTGGTTTGCTTTCCCACTTACTATACGTAAGGATGCTCCATTTACTCGAGGTGACATTGTTGATTACCTCGAAGAGAATCTGATTCAGACTCGTCCTTACTTTGCTGGTAATATTATGTTGCAGCCTGCGTACAGTCACTTGATGGATCCACAGCAGGCCAAAGACAACTATCCTAATGCCACACATGCAATGACGCATACATTTTTCCATGGGACTAGTCCTGTGATCACTCCTGAGCAAATTGAATACATCGGGTCAATTGTTCGTGGGTTCTTGAGTTTATTCAAATAAGGAGATACCATGAAAGGTAGTCAATACGTAGCCAAGTTTTTAAAAGCTGTTGGCGCAAACAAAGTTTTTCAAGTACAAGGTGGAGCAATTACATTCTTGGTCGATGCTATTGCATTAGAAGAAGGCATGGATGTTATTTGCTTCCAGCACGAACAAGCCGCTGCAATGGCAGCTGATGCACTATGGCGTACAAATGGACAGTTAGGTGTTAGCATGGCAACATCTGGACCAGGTGCAAGTAACTTGATCACAGGTATTGCTTGCGGCTATTACGATTCAATTCCTAGCTTGCACATTACTGGACAAGTTAACTATGAAGAACAAAAGCTCTATCGTGGTGCTGCTGTTCGTCAAGCTGGTTTCCAACAGATGGACATTGTTAGCATGGTCAAGCCTGTGTGCAAATACGCAGTTAACGTTACTACACACGACGAAATGCGTCGTGAATTAAAACGTGCAGTAGAAGAAGCATACTCGGGTCGCATGGGCCCTGTGCTAGTTGACATTCCGATGAACTTGCAAAACGCAGAGATGGATGATAGCACTATGTTGTTGCCTGAATCTAGCAAATGGGGTGCAGTTGATACAGGAAACTCTCCTGAACAAGTTGGAAAAGTAATCCAACAGTTCTTGGGTACAGCACAACGTCCATTGATCGTATTTGGCGCAGGCGTCGGCCTTGCAGGTCAACAAGTAGAACTCAAACGTTGGATACAATCGAACAAGATTCCGTTTGTTGCCACATGGGCTGCTCTGAATTACTTTAATCACGAAGCTCCTAACTATATTGGACACTTTGGCGTATATGGTAATCGTGGTGGTAACAATGCTATCCAAAACGCAGACAAGATCCTTGTGCTAGGTAGCCGACTTGATAACCGTCAGCGTTCAGGTAATCCTGCAAACTTTGCGCCTAATGCAGAAATCCTGTGTATTGACCTTGACCCAGCAGAATTAGAAAAACTAGATCCTGCGTGTTATAAAGGTTTGCATTTTGACTTGCGTAATCTTGCCAAAGCACTACGTGGTGTAGAGAAGCCTAAGTTTGATCCTACATGGAGTCAGTATTGTCAAGGTCTCAAGTCTAAGTATTTCAACAAAGACACCAGTGCATTTAGCAAAACACACGATGTAATGAGCCCGTACCTAGTGGTAGAAAAACTACAAAAGGTAGCAGAGCCCAACGCTGTTATTACTACAGACGCCGGTGCAAATCACTGCTGGGTATACCAAACATTCCATCGTGACCAAGACCAGCTGCTAATGACCAGCTCTGGACACTATGCAATGGGTTATGCATTGCCTGCGTCAATTGGTGCTGCTCTAGTTGAACCAGGACGTCAACACATTTGTTCGAACGGTGACGGCGGTATTCAGATGAACTTGCAGGAGTTGCAAACAGTCAAGGAATACGATTTGGATATTAAAGTTGTTGTGTATAACAACAGTCGACTAGGTATGATTTGTCAGTTCCAAGATGCTTACATGGATGGACGACATGCAGCTACAGAGAATGGCCCAGGGCGTCCTAACTTTAGAAAGATTGCAGAAGCATTTGACTTTGATTACAAACTAGTTACATCACTAGATCAAGTTACTGCTGACTTGCTTGCACCAGGACGTAGAATTATCGAAATCAAGATTCACCCGGGTGTTCAAATTGAACCTAAGCTAGAAAAAGGTCGTCCAATCAATGATCAGTCTCCACTGGTTAGCGACGAAGAATTTGCAGCCGGAAACCCACACTACACTTACGAGAGAATTCGTTGAAGATATTAATCACAGGAGCCGGGGGATTCCTCGGCTCATACCTAGCTGAACATTTACATTACGAGATTGTTGCACTGACTCGACAAGAGCTTGACCTAGCTGACATAGAAGCAACCAACAAATATTTTAAGAGCAACAGATTTGATGCAGTAATACATTGTGGTGCTGCTGGTCGCAACACTCCGACAATTGAAGATCAGAGTATTGTTAAAAACAATCTAAACTCGATCACAAACCTGGTACTTAACCGCAACAGAATTGGCAAGCTAATCAACATTGGCACTGGTGCCGAATTTGATATCAGCCAGTCAATCGACGGTGTTAAGGAAAGTGAAGTGTTTGAGCGCATGCCTGCCCAAAGCTATGGGAAAAGCAAAAACCTTGTAACACGCTATTTGCACGGTCAACCTAATTGCCACAATCTTCGACTGTTTGGGTGTTTTGATTCTTCGGAAGACGATGCTAGATTGCTAAAAAAGATGCATGCAGTAGTGTCGCAAGGGAAAACGTTTGGCATTATGGACAGAGACTTTGACATGATTAGTGCCAGTGACTTTGTTACCATAATTGATGCAGTACTTAGAGGCATCGTAACCGAAACTGATATCAACTGTGTGTATACCGAAAAGTATAGACTTAGCGAGATTTTAAGTGTATACTGTAACACACACGGTTTAGATAAGTCCTTGATCGAAGTTACTGGACAAGGCTTAAATTATACCGGCAACAGTGACACGCTGTCTAAATACAATCTCGGCCTACAAGGGCTAGAACAATCATTAGCAAATTATGAAATTAAAAGTAAGTGAACTATTTTACTCTGCACAAGGCGAAGGCCGTTTTGTTGGCGTTCCTAGTGTATTTCTGCGAACCTTTGGATGTAACTTTACATGCTCGGGGTTCGGCTGCAAGCCTGGTGAACAAAGCACCGAAGCAGATGATGTGGCGAAGCAGGTACATCTATATAAAGACTTTCTTAGTCTTCCGCTAGTTAACACTGGATGTGACTCGTATGCGTCGTGGCATCCAGAATTTAAACATCTAAGTCCTACTATCGAAACTGGTCAACTAGTAAATAATATGCTAGCACTGACTCCTAATCACAAATGGGTGCAGGATAACGGCAACGATGTACATCTGGTTATTACAGGTGGCGAACCTTTGCTAGGTTGGCAACGTGCATATGAAGAATTACTCAGCAATCCTGACATGATGGATTTGCGCAATATTACATTCGAAACAAACGGCACACAAGAGTTACAATCTAAATTTAGACACTACTTGTTAGATTGGACACTTAACCCGCGTGGTACGCCTGGAGGCAAACGTGGTCCTAATGCATTAACATTTAGTGTTAGTGCCAAACTAAGTGCATCGGGCGAGAAGTGGGAAGATGCTATTCGCCCTGAAATTGTCAAGAGTTATCAAGATATCGGGCACACATATCTCAAGTTTGTTGTTGAAACAGAAGAACACTTTGCAGAAGTCGAACGTGCTACTAAAGAATTTAGAGCAGGCGGATTTACTGGCAATGTGTTTGTAATGCCACAAGGAGGTGTTGTTACTCCTTATGCACAGAATCGTGTAAAGGTTGCAGACTGGGCATGCAGCAAAGGATATTATTACAGTCCACGACTACATGTGGACTTGTGGGGAAATGGTTGGGGGAAATAAATGAAACTATCAGCAAGAATTACTAAATGGATCAAGGACTATGCCAAGAAGGCAAAGGTCAATACACTAGTTATTGGCATCTCAGGCGGCATCGACAGTTCGGTTGTGAGCACATTATGTGCTAAGACTGGGTTAAAGACAATTGTTGTACAGATGCCTATTCGTCAAAACAAAAAGCTAGACAATCTCAGCTCTAAGCAAGCAGCCTGGTTGCTGGAACGTTTTGATAACGTTACTCATATGGCCATGGACTTGACACCGGTATTCACAGCATTTGAAAAGAAAGTAGATCCTTTCTGCGGTATCGAAGACGATACTTACGATACCTACAAGTTAGCAAGTGCTAATAGTCGTGCTAGGTTGCGTATGATGACTCTGTACCAGATTGCACAATGCCACGGTGGTATTGTAGTAGGCACAGGAAACAAAGTAGAAGACTTTGGCGTTGGCTTCTTTACCAAGTACGGCGACGGTGGTGTGGACATTAGCCCCATTGGCGACTGCTTGAAAACAGAAGTGTGGGATATGGGTCGAGAATTTGGGCTGGAGCAAGAAATTATTGACGCTGCACCAACTGATGGATTGTGGGACGATGGCCGCACTGACGAAGGTCAGCTAGGAATGACATACCCAGAGCTAGAGCATGCAATGATATTAGACAATGCTGATAACTGTGTGTATGAACCTCTTGCGTTGACCAAGACAGAAAAAGCACAGGTTAAAAAATACAAGGAGATCCGTGCCCGTAACATGCACAAGATGATCCCTATTCCTGTATTCAAGAAATAATGGATATCGAAGATCTCCCACACTGGCGCCTGGATATGCTAAGAAGTTTTTATCTAAAAGCAGAATGGAAACTTCGATTTGCATGGCTTCCACATCGTTGCATGATAACTAATCGTAGGGTATGGCTAGAATTTGCATATTGCGGCACAGCTATGTGGACTGGTCCTGGAGACCCAGTATACGAAACCCAGTGGCACAACAAACAAGAGCATTTGATTTGGGCACTAAAAGGAAATAAATGAGTTATCTGTTTACAGATGAGTCAGTGACTAAAAGGAGACATCATGGGGTTTTTTGATAGATTTAAAAAGAAAAAAGAGGTCACCGAGCCAAAAGTAGTACCTCTTCCTAAGGCTAAAAAAAGTGCCAAGGAGATTGCAACAGAAAAGGGCGAACCTTACATTGCTATTGTAAGTCTAGATGTTGATCAGAACAACTTACATCAAGGTGCATTTGAATTAGACTGGAACGACAAGTTTATTTCTAATCTAGTTCGTGCAGGGTATCAGATGAAGAAGGATGACTCCGATTCAGAAATTGTCGACCGTTGGTTCCAAAATATCTGCAGACACGTGGTTATGGAAACATGGGAACAAGAAGAAGCAATCAAAAAATCCGGTGTGTATGTTAACACTCGAAACATCGGGGATGGAAGAACTGAGGTTAGTTAATGATAATTTATTTTAACGGTGATAGTAATGTATCAGGTGCCGAATTAGACAGACCAGATCTGCATAGTATGGCGGCATGTTTGGGCAGGAAGCTAGGAGCTCACATTGTCAATCACGCAATTGACGGCGCTAGCAATGATAGAGTGTACGACACTACTATGGAGTTCTTAAAGAGTTTTTACAATACTCCTAATCTTGTGATTATTGGATGGACTGAGTTCTTGCGCATGCAATGGTTCTTTGACAGTAGATTTTACGAAATCAACAACATCGGAGTAGGCAATCAAATCCCACCACTAAAGCAAGCTCGTTACGATGAATGGAAACAAAATGTAGCGCACGACGGAACTTACCATCACTACATGGGACGATACTGGCACAACAAGATTTACAACATGCATTGTCTGCTGGACCATTACAATATTCCTCATTTGTTTTTTAATGTGTTTAACAATTTTGATCTTCCGCCACAAGAAGCCAAGGTCGATTGGGGCAACAGCTTTCTTGAACCATACACTGATAAACTAATCTATACCAAATGGTGCGCTGAACAAGGATACCCAGAAATCACTCCCGGTAAGCATCATTACACACCTGATGCACACGAAGCCTGGGCAGAGTTGATGTACCAACATCTTGTTACACAATACCCACATTTCAAAGAACAATGATACTTTATGTAAACGGCGATAGTCACGCTGCCGCAGCCGAGGCAAACAATCTTCATGCATTTGCCGAAGACGACAGTGATTTCTTCTACATGGGCCGAGTACCGCATCCTGCAAACTTATCCGTGAGTTGGGGTATGCTAATGAGTTTAGCAATCAAAGCTACATTAGTGTGTGGAGCAGAAAGCGCTAGCTCAAATGCCAGAATTATGCGCACCACTCGAGAATGGCTAGCTGATAATCCAAAAGGGGAAAAGTTAGTTGTTATACAGTGGTCCACATGGGAACGAGAAGAATGGTTGCACGACGGTGTTTATTATCAAGTCAACGCAAGTGGGATCGATCATGTTCCGGAAGAATTACAACACCGCTATAAAGAATTTGTAGTGGCAGTTAACTGGAAACAAAAAACCGAGCAAGCACATCAAGATATTTGGGATTTTCATTGCGAACTAGAAGAACAAGGCGTTCCGCATGTGTTCTTTAATGGTAACAGCCATTTTGAGTCAATCCAAGACCGTAAGGATTGGGGACTAAGCTACATGGATCCGTACGACCCAAAAGGCACATACAGCGCAGTTTTGGAAAATAAAGGGATTCAAACGGTGTCGCCCGATTCCTACCATTTCGGTAAGGATGGCCATAGCTTTTGGAACAGATATATGTTACAATACATTGTTCGTAACAAAATTCTATAAAGCACAATGAAATACCTACTTATCGACACATCTAACATGTTCTTTCGTGCTAGACATCAAGCGCACAGAGCAGCAGATACATGGACTAAGTTAGGTTTTGCCCTGCACTTAACAATCATGAGTGCTAACAAAGTAGCCCGAGATTTAGGGTGCGACCACGTGGTTTTCGCACTAGAAGGTCGTAGCTGGCGTAAGGAATTTTACAAGCCCTACAAAGCTAATCGTACAGTTGCACGCCAAGCAATGACAGAAAACGAGCAAGAAGAAGATAAGCTGTTCTGGGAAACGTATGATTCGCTGACTAAATACTTGTCAGAGAAGACAAATTGTAGCGTTATCCGTTGCGCCACTGCTGAAGCAGATGATGTAATCGCTCGTTGGATCGCACTACACCCCCAAGATGAACACACAATCGTAAGCACAGACTCAGATTTTGTCCAGTTAGTGGCACCAAATGTGCGACTCTACAATGGCGTCAATGATCACTTGTTTACAGTTGATGGTGCGTTTGATGGCAAAGGCAAGAAATTAGCATTTGAAATCAAAAGCGACAGCAAGATTCGAGTTGGCAAACCCGATGCTAACTTTGAAACTCCGGTGGACTATCAAAAGTGGGTGCTGTTCATGAAGTGTATGCGAGGCGACGGTGGAGACAACGTGTTCTCGGCTTATCCGGGAGTGCGTGTTAAAGGTACAAAGAACAGTGTCGGGTTAACCGAAGCATTTGCTGATCGTGGCAAAAAAGGCTATTCGTGGAACAACATGATGATGCAACGTTGGTCCGACCACAACGGCGAAGAACACAAAGTACTCGAAGATTACGAACGCAATGTTACCTTGATTGATCTTACTGCACAACCGCAAGACATCAAAGACACTGTGGATGCAGCAATTCGTGATCAGATCAGTCACAAAGACATTGGAATGGTTGGCGCTCACTTTTTGAAATTCTGTGGCAAATTCGAACTTACTAAACTCAGCGATCACGCTGATGCAGTGGGTCGTTGGTTAAACCAAACATACAAAGGAGTATTAAATGATCGTAGCTAAACCCGTAGTAGACAAGCAGTTCTGGATCTTACAGGACGGAAATGAAAAAGTAGGCAACGTTGAGGCCTGCGCCGGTGGATTCCAGGTTAAACTCAACAATACTATTCAGCAGTACAAGTCAATCAAGATGGTTACACAACGTCACGATATTGTGTTTGCACCTGCAGAAAAAACTGCAAAGTCGACCGCAGTATCGGATGTTCACGGGTATCCAACTGTTGGCAAAATTCACAATCCGATGTGGGATGTGAAACACAAGTTGCCAGTATACACAAAAACCAACAACAGCAAGTCTTGGTTTGCTGCCGGTTGGTACGAAGTCAAACGTGGTCGTAGTTGGAAAGTAGTCCAAGACCCAAAACTTATTACCTTGCAACGCTATGCTTACCAAGGTCCATTCCACTCTAAAGAAGAAGCAAATGACAAATCCTTTTCGTGATCAAAGTAAATTCATGCAGGCTTGTGACCAGCAGGTCGACGGATCTGAGTTAGGTCAGTATGCAATGTACATGAACCTAATCGACGAAGAAGTCGGAGAATTACATCAAGCTGTGTTAGCCAATGATGAAGTTGAACAACTCGATGCACTTATTGACATCCTAGTTGTTACTATTGGTGCTATCCATAGCGCAGGATTTGACGCCGAAGGCGCATGGAAAGAAGTCATGCGCACTAACTTTGCTAAGATTGATAAAGATACAGGCAAGGTACGCAAGCGCGAAGACGGTAAAGTACTCAAGCCAGTGGGCTGGACTGCTCCGGAACTTGCACCGTTCTTGAAAAAACAATGATACATTTACAAAAGTTTATCGAACGTGTTCAAGGTGCAGAAGCTCGCGGGCTAAAAGACTTGTCAATAAGTGTAACTGATGCCAAGGCCATGCATGCTGACCTTACAAGGTTATTACTAGACATGCAAAAGTTGCGCGAGTTACTAGAACAACAGACCAAACCTCCAGGCGACGACGATACGCTTACTGTGGAAATGAACGGCGGTAGTTTTTAAACTACGCACATTTCTCTATAAATACAGTACAATGAGTAGACCTAAACCCACCGTTCTAGTAGAACTAACCAACAAAGCAACTTACAAAACCGAGCAAGTACTGGCGTCGGAGGGAGTATGGGCTGTGTTTTTTGATAACAAGCCTATCAATCTCAAGACCAGTAACTTGTTGGTACAGTATCCGGGCCCAAAGTACAAAAAAGTATCGTTCTCTAATCCAGGACATGCTATTAATCTGGCCAAGAAACTGAACACACAATTCAAGTCAGATAAGTTTACCGTGGTATTACTACAACAAGGTAAACAAATCTATCCCGGTGCGTAACAAAGTTGAGCTTACACAGAGACTGGTAGAGTTATTACCAGCTGGATCTTGGACCGTGGACCAAGCTAGGATAACTTGGTGGTACAACTTTAGGGAAAGTGGTGGTATGCGTTTAACCAAACACGGATACGATGCCTTTGTCGACGAACTGGATCTAGAGTTTTACAAGTTTGGTATTCCAAATCCCGAAAAGTTTACACAACGAACCATCTTGGCACTGGACCGACAACTCCAAATGCCTTACTATATGTCAAGGGATAAAGGGCTTTACCGAAACTTGGTCTTTTTTGGGAGCAAGGAAGCTGTGTTGGTTAACCTCTACGGTAATTTAGAAAAGTTTTTAGATAACTATCGTTGACAGTAATTGTTAAATAATGTATAATAC